GGGTTGGTCTAAAGATACTATCCTTAGAGTGGTGCTTAGTAATCTAGCTTCACTTTGATAAGTGCTTCACGATTAAAAGATTTCAATAGTGGCTTGCTTAGTTTTGCAACTGCAAGTAGTCTATTATTATCATCATACATTCCAATTGTTGTAATATATACACTTGGATTTCTCAACATTGATGCATGTCTAAATACACCTTGAGATCCTGTTATAAATGTTGGATTATTTGAGAAGTTAAATTGTTTATTTGTTACGCGAACAAAGTAGTGTGTTGAATTAATCTTCTCTTCTGTTCTAGCTGCAAACCAGTTTGAACTACTAATATGACGATATAATTGTAAGTGGTTTCTTGGATTTTGTTCTCCTGGAGCTGCAGTTGGTGAGCTTTTGTCAATAGCCATTCCTAAAGAAGAGCTTAAAGCAGTTGCGTTAAAGATAAATACCCCATTATCTGGGTAAAATAATCCGTATACTGTGCTAGATGCTGTTACACCACCAGATCCACTATATATTGGGAATATACGACCTCCTTGATTAATTGATGGTGTTTCTCCAGCACCTGATCCATCAATAAATACTGAGTATGCAGTTGCGGTTGCAGAACCTGAAGCAAGTCTTAATTCCCAGTTACCTGGATCTACTTTTTGTCTAAATCGATTTCTGGCTACATTTATAACTAAAATATCGTCGGGTGTAGTTGTTCCAAATGTAAATGCTCGATCAGTTGGTGGTAGTAGTTGATTTCTGTATTGAGAATAGATTGCTCTTGATGGAGTGTCGTTTGTATTTTGTCCAGTTGTATTTGCATCACCCTCAGAACCACTTCCCAACCTATGACCATAAGCTACTGCAAATTGAATTTGACTATTTACATCAGTAGTAACTCTATGATAAACATTTGCATAATAGTTTCCAGATTGTGATATTTGTGTTGATGAAGTGAAGAACCCAACACCGGCCGCATATCCACCTGATAATGGGTTTATATTTTCAGACCATAGTGGTTGGGAAACTGTTTGAATATCACCTGCAACAATATCGTCTGTTGAAAATGCCTTATATATTTCTGCCATTGGATTATTTTTTTATTTCTTTTGTTTTAGAATTACGCGCTTTGGTTGTTTGGACCAGTAAGTGCAGTTGCACTACCTATATCTTGTCTTATAATAAGTGCTGTTGTAATTTGGATTGTTATAAATCCACCGGTTTCATTACCTATAATTGTTAATAGTGCGCGTTTCGTTGGAATACGACCTGTACTATCTGTTGCCTGAGCTACTGGTCTAACAATAAATTTAGTACCAACTTTTGTAATAGTTTTACCAGCTGTTGTTATTCCAGTTATTTCATCATCAATAAAGCTAGTAACACTTGTTGTTGCATTCGCAGCTGCTAAACTTGCTGCTGTTTGATTTGCTCCGGCAACTGCTGATGCTCCTGGAGTTCCTGCAGGAGTTCTTGATACACTACCAACTCCACCATCAGGTGCAACCTCGAGCATAGCAACTGTATCATCACTTAAAATTGCAGTATATCCTAGTGTTCTGTTAGCTCCTGCAAGGTTTAAAGTTGATGGTGTTACAGTTGATCTTTCTGCTGTGCTTGTAAATGAGATTGATCCTGGTGTAACACTAATTGATGGAATTCCTATAACATCTTTTGGTAGTGTTACTAGTTTATATCTCATCATTTGAGATTCATCTGGAAGCGCTTCCATAATTGGCATATCCTCGATTACTTTACCATAATAGTTTGTACCAAGTGTGTGTGCTGGATTCCATAGATCATAATCTATTTCGTCATCACTTAATGCAAACTTTGTAATTTGTAGTTGACCGCCTGTTGCAAGTAGTTGCCTTCCTTTGTTTGTTAAAATGGCATCAACTGTAACTGATGCATTATTTAAGTATCCCATACCTTTATTTTTTCTTTTATATAAATATGCTGTTGTTTTGTTTTATTTGATTTTGAAATTACCTTTACCACTAACAAATCCAGGTTTTTGTATTTCGGGTTTTGATACTCTATTTTTTGGAACTGATGAGCCAATTGTTGGAGACTTTGGATTAACTGGTGTTATTGTTACTACTGGACCACCATCCACTGTATCTGGGCTATCTATGTTGAAATCAGGTGAAGTCATTTTACAACCATTATATCTAGCATTTGTCATTCCAGCTGATGTTTGTAAATGTAAATCTTGCGTTTGTGCAAATGGTTCAAATAGAGATATATCAACAGGATAGGTTATTGATAAATTTCTAAGTACTAGTATTGATCCCGTTTGTAGTGCCCGATATTTAAGTCGAAATCGTATATACCATGGACCCATTCCATTGCTAGCTGTTGTAAATGATATTGTTCCTGATGGTGATGTAGTTAAGTTTGTTATATCCGAAAATATATGCTTATCAAGTGGAAGCCCATCATTAGCCCAATCATCCCAAAAGGAAGTTTCAAGTGCATTTGGGGCCGTTCCTGGTGGTGGAACTAGGTTAGTGGTTGTTTGTATTGCATAATACTCAAAACTAACCTTTATTGGGGTTCCGGTTGGTGCACCAATTACTGCTCTACTAGCCGGTTGCCAGCCTGCACCGGTATAAGACTTTAGTATTGGTATGTATAGTTTATAACTTACGTCTCTAGCATCACTAGTGTCTGGATCATCAGGAATAACAGTCAAGCTTGCGGTTGGTATGTAATTCTGTTCTAATACGAATAAAGTTTCACTTGGACTAATTCTTGGATTAGCATTATAAAAGCTTTGAGTTAGTGAGGATGTGAATACCCACCGCACGTACTTTTCTGTTAATCCACCATCATAATCTGTTAGACCGTATTGAGGACCTCCATAAACAGTCTCTTCGAATGCAAGGTCAGACATTGCATAAGCATAACCATTATCTCTTAATGGGTTGTTTCCTGGAAAATTTGGATATTCAACGTCATTATTTAATACTTTTTGAGCGAATACGTAACCCTCTTGTTGATTATTCATATCTTATAAATAGTTAAATATCTCCAAAAACTACGTTATATGCTGCAGTACCATTTGGTAATATTATTAATCCTGGTGGTAGATTGTTGTTTGTGAGTCGTTGATATTCTGATAGCTTGGAGTCATAGATTGTTGGTTCAATTCCTTCTGCGTAATCATAGCGTACACTTGGTAGGTATTGGTAGCGGAATCCACCTTGAGCTTCCCACTCAGTATTCCATATACTTATGTCTGATATTGTTAGGTTTGGATTGGAGTTAGCTATTGTTGAGGTTAGTTGAAATCCCAATCGTGGGTAACCTGAAGTTACTGATACAGTGGTTATGTAAGACCCCGTAGCCGCTACGGTTAATACTCCTGAATTTTGCCATGTTGCATTGTCGTTTGCAAGAAATCTACGTCTTGCAAAGCTTGTGGCGTTTGTAAAACTACTAACTTCTAACCTCACCCAATATGTTCCTGGTGTTAATTCTATATTATTAATTAAAAATAGGTCATTGCCAACAGTATTATTATTAGAGAATATCCATCCGGTACTGTTCACATATTGTAATGTTGATGTCGCTGGGCTTGGATTACTGCCAGTTACCCATGTATTTATGGGTGATGATATAGATTCTGTTGGTCCTGGTACTCTATTCCAAGTATAGAACCAGTATTGAGATCCATCCACTCTAACATCTCTTCCATAGCTTGAAATACCTAAATCAACCTCAGCTGTAAGCGAATTCAATCCTGCCCCTTGTTCTTCTATTTGTTCAAGATTAAATTGATTTAAGTAAGCATTTATAGATCCCGAAGTTCCTGTGATTGCTCCCTCAATAAAATCGTAGCTGCCAGATAAGTCTGTAAATGATTGACTAATTTGCGTCTCAAATACATATCCCGATTGACTTCTCTCTTCACCATCCGCATCCTCTACAAACCCACCTATAGTATACAGTTCGGGAATATCTAATGATGATGTAAGTAATAGATCCTCTACAATTGGTTTATTAGTTGCAAATTTACTTCGCTCAAGTATAGTTGGTTCAATAACCAATCCAGTTTGTAAATTTGCTCTATATGGTACTAGTTTTTTTATTAGTTGAAAAAGAGAAGCATCGTAGTATCTAATTATCCTAATGTAATTATTATAATGATTGTGTTGAGTATATTTTTTATAATACTCATTACTCAACTTATCTAAATCAGGATAATATTGTCTATATACATCTTGTGGATCACCTATAAAGTCGTCAATACTAATACCACCAAACTGCTCAGCAATATCTTGATTAATTTCATTTTGAGGTGATAAATATACACCAAGTCTTGGACTATCTGGTGGTTGTGAGTCTGTTAGTGACTTTTGAGTTTTTCTATTAGGATAAAGTAATGTACTAGTATTTATAGTTGGTTCTATTCTTATCTTACTACTAACACTTCTATTTCCACCAAGATCTGGCCACTCTAAGGAATGAAACTCTTTGATTGGCTCAAAATAATTGGATGCTGTTGGTAGAAAGTTTATAAAAGATGCCGATTTAATCTGGCTAAATTGTAAAGATTTTATACCTTGATTTGGATGCTTACTAAAAATACTTGATGTTACACTTAAATCATATTTAGTGTTGTCTGATCCAAATGTTTGTCTATATATTAAATGACTGAAGCTTGATGTGGATCCTGAAAAGGTATTATCTAAATCTCCTTGAAAGCTTGTTGGTGCAAGTGCGTGATTAGATATTACACTATCTTCTAGTGGGTTTGTCCAATACCTGAGTTCTTGAATTACTCCTTGAAAATAGTTAGTATTTGATGAACCTGAACCTGGTATATATAATCGCAGTCCATCCCCTTTACCAATGTATCGTCTATTATAGGAACTACTTGTTGCACCATCTACATACAAGCTACACGATACCGTTTGTGTAACCTTTTGATATTTTGTTTTCTTTACAATTAACTCATATGTTTGATCTGGAGTTGTTATTAGGTCGGTATCAACCTGTCTATTTAAAGTTGCCCAATGAAAGTTACCATCAAAAACAGAACAAGATACAGATGAACTTGCCCAAACAGCTCCCCCGTTTAAAAAGAATCCAATATAGTCTCCAGATCCAGATTGAAAAGCTTTTATTAAAAATCTATTTGGATACTCAAGTATGATTTGATCTCTTGTATCCCCCTCAGGTATTTTAAATCTAAGTTCAATTGCGTTTGGATGTTTACCAGTTTCAATTGAAGATGTCCATGGTGATGCTATTTGTGAAAAACTTGAACCACTAGTTTGACCTACTTCTAATCCATAAAAGAATCGTTCGTATTTTAAATCAGTCTTTGATGTAAATTCTGGTTCTGGTCCTCCGTACTCTCTTATTCTTAGAATGGTTGCTGGTAGTCCATAACAGTTAATTAATGCGCGAATGCTGCGCTCAGTTCCTTTTGTTTTTAGTAGGTGGGGTAAGTTTGCTAATACTCTTTTCCAAGTCTCTTTTACTCTATCTTCTGAGGATACTGCTGAAGTACTTATGTAAGTACCGTTTGGATCAACACCCAAAGCATACTGCCACAAATCTTCAATCATTGCTCCATTTTCAAAATCAATTCCAAGATTCTGAGATACAGCATATACTAAATCTTTACTAAATCCATCTAGAAGAGATTCATTTCGGTTGTATAGTTGTGTATATGCCTTTATGTATGTATAAATTAAATCAAAATAATGGCCGATCATATTAACAAATAACAAGTAAGATTCATTTGAATCTTGTAATTGTATATGTTCTGGTATTATTTTTAATAGGCTATTTTGATTATTGTAGTCGTATATGCTGGCTGAACTTATCATGCCATCAAACCAATCTTCAACTTGGGATGAAGTTGCACTGTATAGTGTATAAGGTCTGTTATTTGTTTGCTTTGGCCAGGTTGTCGAATAAAACTCACCGAAAGAAGATGATTCATATGATTGTGAATTAAAATACAAATGTTTTTCATAACCATCAAAAGCACCAATTAAAGATTGCTTTTTATTTCTAGCGTCTGTTACATTTTTTAAATAGTAAAATGAGCCAGTAACGGTACTGTCTGGTAATCCAGATAGGTCGGTTGTTAACTCACTAATTCGTGCTTCGTAAGATTCTAATAATCCTATTTTATATCTAAAGTTTAGAAGACGCTCTTGAGCAGATCCAAAAAAAGTAAAATTATCAAAGCGTCTATAATCAATATTCAGATTTACACCCTCTATTAATGATCCACTAAGGATTTGATTGACAATTCCTTGTATATTATTTACATCTGTGCCAACTAGATCGTCCCAATCTTTATAGGATGTTTGTTGATTAGTTCTATTGGTAACTAGTACATCGAAGTTAGGACCAGCTATATATGTATTTGACCTAGCTAGTGTTGGGGGAATTAAAACTACATTATCTTGTATTGGATTTGATACTTCTTGAGCAAGCCAGTGAGTTGTGCCAACAAATACGTCATCTGGAAGTGGTGTCGTTAATTTGAGGATAATGCTATAAGGATATATCCCTATAGTTAAATTATCTTGTATATAATCAAAAACACCTACTCTATTAGTTGGATCTGTGTAGATGTATAAGTTGGGTAGAACTATTGATTTAGGTTGATTAAAGAAGCCGGTACCAAAGAAATTGTCGAACGCTTGACTAGTGTTATTAGGAGCTACGCGGATCTCTAATCTATCATTACTTATCTCCTGTATTTTTAGTTTGTCGCCAGTACTTGATCCTAAATGATTTCTTAGAAATCTATAGGTTATACCATACTTTCCAGAAATGTAACCTAATTTAACTAAATCTACTTCTGGATCTATTTGTATTGTTGTGCCACTTATTGAAACAATACCTGCCTGCAATACAGACTCTAGATATACGTCATTTATGTTATATAAGTCTATCTGTGCAATATCGTTTGGATATTGTTTTACATTGCCTGGATTGGCACCAAATAGTGGTACAGAAAGATTTGTTGGGGTTGTATTTAGAGGTGTTGTTGGTCGAATTGGACTTGGCCGGGGTGGAACTGCGCTTGGTTTGGTTGATGGCTTAGTCATTAACGCTCCAGAAGAAAGGGAACTATTATTACGTATATCTCTATCTGCTACTAACTGTTGTAAATCTAATCTTATTGCCACACCCTTTTAGATATAAATATCGCGTGTTTATGTTATACGCTTTATAGTGATATTGGAGTTATATTGTTTATCTGTGTTGTGTTATAAACAAGTTGATTTGTAGAGTTGTGTATGTTTTGATTAAGCTTAGCTTTCTCCTCATACCAAACACTTGAAGTTGGTATTAAGTAGCTCTTGTATGTTGGTCCTGTTGTTATTTTGTTTGGGTATAACACGTACTTAATTGAAGTTATTCCACAACGAGGAGCTCCATAAACTTGTGTAATAGACTTTTCTTCATCGGTATTTCCATATAAGTCAACATAAATATCTTGTTTAGCCCAATCTTTTACTTCTGGATTTTGATCTGAGTAGGTTTCCGATGTATTGTTAAATTCAAAGGATATTCGAACTTTTCTTGTTCCAATTGGTATTGCTTGAGTGTCCTCTATTGCAAAGAATGCAGCTGCTCCACTATCACCATAGAGGCCTGGTATGTTTACGTTTATCCATTGCTGGTTTTTATCGGTATTGTTTGAGATTGCATCTACAGTACTATATTGTTGATTGTATACTGTAATTGGATTTGTGTAGCGAGAGCTTTCCTGCCTATATATCTGATTCTGTTCTGCGTATGTTAGAAAATACTTAAATATCTCAAGATATTGTTCGAACTTTGTTTTATCTTTAACGCTTAATTGATCGTTATTATATGCATAGCTCTCTGTATCTTGATAATTTATTTTCCATTGATTATACTCCGCTAATCTAAATCTAGCACCAACAACGTAGCTAAGTGCGTATTGAGATCCATCGTTTGACTTATTATTATCATCATCTTCAATATCATTATCTAATTCGCGTAATCTGTCACGAAAATTATTAGCTGCAAATTGATACCAACCATTATAAAAGCTATCTTGAGTTAAGGAGTCAGTACCTACTAGAAAGTCTATTAATACATTTATCAAATCAAGTCTTCCCTCTGTTAAATCCTTTCCAAAATCAGTATCATTTTTAAGAATGATCAGCTGCTCTCTTAAGTTTTTAGTATTTATGTCGTAATATGCGGTAATTGATTTATATGGAATTGCCTTTGTAATTGGCTGCTCAATAAACTTTGGAATATAAAACTTCTCTTTTACAGCAAATACATCCTCCGCGGTTGGTCCTGTTAGCGTTTTTGAATATATGACTATATCATTAACATCAATATACTCAAGATATACTGTTGTATTATCATCTGCATATGGTATTAGTTCAATTGGTACACTTTCATCCAATCCTCCTTCTGGGAAAAATATAGATGCAGGCCCTCTAGAATTAAGATCACTACCTAAGTCACCATATACACCCTTATTGTAAATAAAGAAGTTTGTCTCAGCTGGTACGGTTTGTCCATCAACTACATAAGGTACTTTAAATTTGTACCTACTTAAACCAATCCCTATATACGCAAATAGTTGACCTACTAGCTGATCGACCCCATATACGTTACCGTCAACATAATCTAATATGGTTGTTAGGTCAATTATTTGACTAGCTTTTACCGACGATTGGCCTCCGAATTTATTAAACTTAACACTATCTCTTGTAAAATACGTATTTGAGGATTCAAGCTCTTCTTTTAGTGTTAATACGTTTGTATTTTTATTATACTTGTCAATCCAATCCGGATCTGGGAAAAAACTTGCAAGTGGTGTGTTTAATTTATTTTCGTTAAATATTAAACTTGCTGGAAATGCTGGGTTGAAGAATTGATTTGGAGTTGAACCACTTTGTATTTTCGTAAATGCTTCATTAAAGCTATTCCAATTATACCCAGTACCAAATCGGAATATTGGTTGGGTTGTTGATGAGTATAGTGGTTCATTTAGCCTAAAATTAAAGCTTCCATAATTTTGATTTTCATAAAGACCTCTTTCGAAGCAGTCGGTTTTTATATCATTATCAGTTATCCAATTATCTAATCCTTGTTCAGCATTACTATTCAGAATTAAATTCTTATATAGCATAGGATGTTCTAATGGTTTAAATATATTTACGGTAAATCCTTCCGATGTGGTTGTACCATAGGCATTTGAAACCTCAACAGTATATGTTCCAGATAAATCTTTTACACAATTAGCTTGTTTAATATAAATTACATTTAACCCCTTATTATTATTTAAAGAATTTATTCCAAAAATAGGAGCTCCATCTCTTTTCCAAGCGTAGGTTAAACCTTTATTATCGTACACATCTAATAGGTTTGATGGATCTATTGCATAAATAGACATCATAAATTCTGTACCCTCTGCTATATCTATGTTGTTGTCGGTGGGATAGAAGTTTTTAAACTCATTATCTGCATTTAGCCAAGTAAATTGATATACATTTGCTATTATTTGGGAAATAATACTTGGTGGTACGAGGTTGGTTGGCAGTAGTTTGTAGTCAGTGCTTCTTGTTGCCTTATCTGTACCTATTCCTGATATATTATAAACCTTATTCATTATACAAGTGAGTTGAGAAATGCCTGATATGCAGTTGAGGTTTGAGGTGGTTGTAGTGTATTTGGTACAAAGGAAGCGGTATTGCTTGTCAATCGACCTATGTTGTTTGTATAATAAAATTCACCATCTTCAATTAGCGGTATTAGATTAAGATTTAGTCCAGTAACTAATCCGCGAGAAACTCCTAATTTCGGTATCTTTTTCTGGATTGCTTTTGATTTATCGGGCCACATTTTATTTGCAATGTAATTATCACCTGCAGATTCTTCATATGTTTTTGTTTTCCAAGTCTTTTGAAAACTCACAATATCATACAATTCATCTGAAGTGCTATAAAAATCATCATCCATTTCTGTTAATCTAACATCGAACATAGAGAAGTTTATTCGTATGCGAATCTTTGTTGTGTTGAAATTAAGTTTGTCAATAACCACTTTATTATGCTCAATATACTGACCAAGTGTGTTCTTACTTTCATCATTTCCAAATAACTCATCACTAGCTAGTATAGCTGCGTCGTATTTATCTCCTCTTGATTCTGATGATACTTTTTGGCCGAAGTTTGATTGTATAGCCTTAGTCCACGGATCTAATAAGATAATGCTTGATTGCTCTCGAATATTGCCTGTTGTTAAATCTAATACTCGTGATCGTAATCGATTATCTAAATCATACTCCTCAATTATTACTTCTACTCGCTCATTTACCTCAGGAGGGCCTGCTACTAACCAATTTTCGCGGCTTAGTCTAGGCTTGGATAGCCAGTATGATTTTTTATTTCGCCTTTTCTTTAAGTTAGCTACATATTCTGAGTGTATAAATCTTGTAACCGCATTACCTATGTAGCACGTAAACACCGCTCTCACACCCTTTAGACCGTATATTGAATTTTGTATATATTCTTGTATATCTGTTAAGTCTATATCTTGGTAAGCTGATACTATAGTAGTTTCGCCATTCTGAGCATAGTTTATTTTCTGTCTTGATAAGTAACCTCCACCGTTCACTAGGTTGTTGATATTATATCCTTCTATATCGGTAAAATTTAGTTGGTATGGTCTTGGGTAAAACATATCTGTAGTGTATCCAAAACTCTCTATATCACTTACAATTTTAAAGTTTTGTGTTGGCTGTTTACTTATCTGTCTTGCTTGTACTTCTCCAACTACATTTGACCAACCATCAGTTCCATTCAATAAAAATGGATTGGTAACTTTATTTGTTAAAAAATGTATATTTGATTCAATATCGACAACCTCTAAATCTATATCCTCAGATAGAGTTGTACTTATGTCGTTATTAACATCACAGCTATACAGTCCCGTAAATGTTGAATCTATATTTATTAGTATTAATTCATTTCTAATAACACTTGATGATGGTGAATTTGTTATTTCAACTCCATCCTTTCTCCACAAGTAGCTTAAGCTACTCCGAGCTGGTATAATTCTAGGTATGCCATTTTCAACATTTAGTGTGTCCGGTTGGATGGCTTCAACTTTAAATTTAATATTTTGACCAGGTATAACTCTAATAGTTGAATCACTATTAATATACAATCTATATTCACCCTCATCTACAGCTTGTATCGGTTTAATTTGAGGTGTACTGGCATCAATTATGCCGTTTGTTATGATTGGTGGATTATTTAATGCTGTTGGAAATAGTGTATAGGTTGTATCATTCTCATCTGTTTGTGAGATTGCTAGACTAGATAACGATCCGGATATTGTTGAATTAATTTTGTCACCTAAATCTAATATTACTCTATTATCAAGGGATCTCATTGTTGTTTTACAACTTTGAATATCCAATCATTATCATATATTTCCTCATATCCAACACTTGAATTAACCACTTTAATTAAAATTTTATAATATTGCTCCGGTTGTAATCCATCTAAATAATATTTGAAATAATTACCGGTAGAATCTGCTGATATTTTTGTAAAACCAGTGTCAAACGGTACTATAATATCTCGTGTGTCGGCCTTAACTATACTATACTGTGATTCGGTTGGTATTAGTTTATTATTAAGGTATACTGAGGATGTTTGAAATGAGTTTAGTGGAAATCTTGTTCTAGCATTTACTCTGAATAGCACTCTACTTTTTTCATTATAGGAGTCTTTTATGTTTGAGATTGATACATAATTCTCCTCATTGATATTTATAGTCGCTAAGCTGGCTGTGGTTATAAAGTCATTAAATCTAACCTCTAATCTTGGTACCCATATAGTGTGACTATCTCGACTAAAGAATTTTAAGCTTTCAAATACACTTGTATCTTGTTCTGTTGTGTCTGATTTCTTTATAATAAAGCCCTCATTTGGTATACTACCACTCAACCAACTTTTAACAATATCTGTTACATCTAACTCTAAATCAGAAGTACTATAACTAAAAGATTGTGATGCAGCTGATCCAGTATACCAGTTACCTCCTCCTGGTGATGTTTGATATGATCCAGTGGTTCCTGTGTTATATGATGATGTAGCCCATTTAAGACTAGTTAAGGATACGTTTGTTTTATACTTCCAAGTAACGCCATCAGTTGTCTCAGGTGAATTAGCAAATCTACCTGATCCCATATTCCAACTACCACTTAATGCGTAGCATTGAATGCTATAATCTACTGGTATTTCAGTTGGTTCTGTTGCATATAGCTTTAGGTAATACTTTGCTGTTGATGCAGAAGTAATTAGTCCAGAACTACTATATTGTGCTAGAGTTGTTAAGTCAAACTTGACTAAAACTCTAGAGTTGTAGTTTGTTGTACTATTAATAGTTTTACTTATGTCTAATATAGCGTCTAGTCCCGTATTTTTATTTACGTACTTCTCGTATATTGTTGCGTCTTTTGTGGGATAAAAGCTAAAAATCATATCAGAATGTTGCTATTTTACCTCTAATGTCATTATTTGGGTATTTTACTTCAAATATTGATGGATCTAAGCTTGGATATATTACTCCACTTCGAGTAGCTCCTGGTATATGATAAGATATGTCGCTGTATCCGCTTAGACTATCATTAAGGTTGTATATATGTACGTTGGTGACAGTTTGAACTCCCTGTACTTGGAGTATCGTATTTGATATGTCACTTATTACTATTGGTTGGTTGATTTGCCATTTATCTATCTCAAAGAGAGATTTAACAGACTCTATAGCTTTTAGCAATACTTCATTTGCATTAAATGATGGCAGTGCTATAATACTAAAATCTATAGCTATATTAATAGTGAATGCATCTCTAATATTAATACTATCGGTGAGCATTCTATATTGATCTAAATATACTTTTAAGTTTTCCTTAACTGCGTTATTTACTATATTTATATTCTTATTATTATCATAACCTAATACAAACATATTTAATGCAAGTGGATTAGCAACAGTATCATTTAATTCTGTTGTTCCAATATTACTTTGTTCGTCTGGTGTTATAAAAACTTTAGCTACACTTCCATATGATGGTGGCATTGCATATGCTCTTACAATGTAATCTTCACGGGTAGTTGCTCTATTTTGTGATGAAAATTGAGCTAAAGTATTTTGCCTTATCTCTTCTACAGTCTCACCACTCTTTCCACCGCTTGCAGCTACATTATTATTCACAGCTAACGAATTAACTATTTGTTGGTTAAGTATTGTTGTTGTTGATGGGAGATTTGATGTCTGTATATCTACTTCAATTATTTCGTTTATTGTATTTGATGGTACGTTTGATGATACACCTCCACCAACTAAGTAAGTTACAGTTAATGTTGTATTGCTTGGTGCAATTCCGTATGATGTTGTAAATAATGGACTTGCTGGATCGATTGGAGCATCAATATTATCTCTACCAGTAGGCAGTGATAATCCAAGATTTTCCGGAGTTGCTAGTAATTCTTCATCAGGTGTACTTGATACTCCTGAACCAAATTGTATTTCAATTCCAGATTCAGTTATTCTTGTTATAAACCTTCTATATACCTTCTTTAATTTTAAAAGATATGGTGTTTCAGCTGAGTAGACTGCGGCGTCTGGATCATTAAACTGAGTATTGGTAACTTTTTCGAATATTGTGTCTTGTGCTAAGTAAGGAACTTCATACCAAATATTACCATCAGAATCAACTATACTGTCTATTGCGACTAAATTAGGTTTGTTGATCAGTATTTTTTTAAATTTCTCAGCTGTTTCTATTGTAAATGTTTCTGTCTCAAGTGCAGCACTAATTGCTCTTACTGTTTTTTTAGCAAGAAAATAATTTGGTGCACCAGTTGTTGGATCAATACTATAAACTGATATATCAAGTGGATCTATGTAATTATTAATACTAAAGTCAATCTTCTCTTGTGTTAAAAACTCTACACTACCAGCACTAGATCTTGTTTTTAATCCTGGATTTATTGTTAATCCATATCTTGTGTCTGCTGTTACATTTTCACCACTTCCAGAAGCTGGCATAAGTTGATAAACATCAATATCAACTATTGATGGAATTGATAACTTAGGCTTATAACCAAAAGAACTAGCTATTGAAAGTAGGTTTCTTCTTTCTTGGGCGTGTAATACTAAATTTTCTTTAAATTGTGAATCAACATAATAGTTTAGTACATCTCCAACATACGCAGCCATTTCAATAAACATCATACCTGGTGATGATTCATTAAAATCGTTATATGTGTTTGGGTAGTATACCTTTGCAAATTCAATCAAGCCTTTTTTAAAGCTATCAAAATCTCGACCCAGGTACTTAATATCTTTAGTTGGCATTATTGGTTAGTATTTAGCTGCAAAGTTATGCTTCTCGTGTCAAATTCATTTCCCTGTAAGCTTATTGTTAATTTAACAAATACAGAGTTTTGATCCTCAGATGGAGTTATAGTTAACTCATTTATAAATATGTAGGGTAGCCAAAATCCGAATTGAGTACGGATTTTTGTATCTACATTAGTTACCAATAAGGTATCATTAATCTCAAAGGTTGCACTACGTAAATCACACCCAAAATCAGGATGCATTACTCGCTCTCCTTTGTTTGTTAATAGTAAGTTTCTAGCATTGGCATATGCTGCATCAATTGTTAGATACGTTTGAGCAAATCCTGATCCATATGAGTTTTCCATTGGTAAATCTATACCAATTGCAACATCTAATTCTAAATCAATAGGGTCAACGCGGATTTCTTGTGCCATTATCCTCTACTATTATTTGCTAATTCATCTGCGCGCTTTAGTAAACTACTATAATCCTTTACTAAGTGGGCTGTTTGACTTGGAGCAATTGCTAGTTCCGGATCAAATTCTTGTTCTCCTGCACTATTGATTACACCCATACTATCAAATCCACCACCATCGTCAAATCCAGCCATATTTTGTCTTGTCTCATTAAGAAAATCATCCATAGTAACAAGAGGATATTCTCTGGGAATTAGTGGTCTTTTAGTTTGTTTTACTTGAGTTTGCTCTCTAACTGGTAGTTTAACTGAGTCTATTTCTTCGTTAAGTATTAGTCTTACTTGAGTATTAACTACATCTGTAACTTCTTCGCGGATTACGCGTCTTAGTAACTTTATAAATTCTTGTGGCTTCATATCTTTATATGATTATAAATATCCCACAAATGGGATTGGAGCTATGCCAGCTGGCGCATTTGCATATAT